GAGATGACCTTTTACCAGGTGGCACAAAATCCATTTTGTTAGCAAGTATAGATAATCCCGCAATAAACGAATTTGTCTACGCATCGCCTGTATATGGTGGATTTCAAATAGCCATATCTATATATTGTAAATCGGTTGGCAAAAGGGCAACCATTTTTTGCGCAAAACGCAATGTAATGCACCCAAACACGCTTAAATGCATTGAACATGGCGCGACCATCGTTGAAGTCCCATATGGTTATCTCTCGGTGGTTGAAAAAAAAGCAAGAGAATATTGTGAGGGTAAACATGCAATTCACAAAATAGTATTTGGCGCTTCTACCGATGAAAACAAATTATTAATCAAGAACAGAGTTTTAGCAGCTATAAATACGCTTGGCCAAGAACCCGACGAGATATGGTGCGCGGTCGGATCAGGTACATTAATATCGGGTATACTATTGGCTGTGTCAGAAAAAGTAAAGGTGTTTGGCGTGCAAGTTGGAGCGGACTTTAAAGAATCAGAATCTGCGAAGAATTTGACCATTATAAAATATCCAAAAACATTTGATAAAGAGAGTAAACTGAAAATAGAGTTCCAATCTATGCCAAATTATGATTTAAAAGCATTTGAAATGTGCCTTCAACAAAGAGGAGGCGGACTCGTATTGTTTTGGAATGTGCTATAAACACATGCTATAATAAACCATATTATAATAAATACAACATATTGAGAATTATAGCATGTATCGCATAAGTGTATTGAATACAAATGTTCCTTATAAGTCAACTCTTTACAACAACACTCGCACTCATATATATTTTTTTTATAATAAAGTATTTTAATTCAAGTTTAGAAAAAAGTACATGCGATGATCGCCAATTACCTTTAGTAATGGGTTTAGAATAATCATTTATTAATTTAAGAATACGTTGATCAAACTTCAGAATCATATATTATTATGTATAGTTTATTTAATTCGTTTTATATTCGGCGGTATTAAAGTATAATATTGACGAGCTATTGCATATATATACAATGATGCTAATGTGGACAAATAAATAAGTCTATACATTTTTCATATTATTATATATAATTTTTAAATTATTTAATATTTTTATAAATTAATACAGCAGTTAATGCTCCTAGAATTTGCGCAGCTATAAATCCAACTAAATCGGGAATCTTTAATTTACCAATTGACGCGAATGCAACAGATACAGCAGGATTAATATGGCCGCCTGAAATTTTACGAACTGAAAAAATTACTGCGGTTAATGTTGCGCCAATAACTATAGGATTCCCTGTAGCTAAAATAGCATATACGAACACAATAGCTCCAAGAAATTCTGCAAGAAAAGATAACATTATAATATACTATAATATTTTATAAATTTATAATATTGCCATACATTATATGGCAATTCTTAAAACATCTGGTAGTAAAAAATCAAAATCAAAACCTAAACCTGTTAATAAAAAATCAAAATCAAAACCTAAACTTAAATCAAATGCTGGCATTAAAACTAAAAGCAAGGGCAAAGGTATTTTATCGCGTTTATCTAAATTCTTTAACAGAGGACCAGTCGCAAGTAAAAAAAGTATATCTCCTCATTTGGCAAAATTAGGATTATCTAATTTCTTTAGAAATGGACCAAAACCTATGGCTATTAATCCAATGATGGCTCGTCCAATGATGTCTCGTCCAATGATGTCTCGTCCGATGATGGCTCGACCAAGTCATTCTATGGGAAGCAAAACGCGTAGAATTCCTAGACGCCGAATGATGAGACCAATGCAAAAAGTTGGAATGAAACCAAATCCTATAAAATTGGTTGTACCTCCATACATCAATAAAAAATACGTAAAAAAAGGCAGAGTAGATTGGGTAAAATATAGCAAATAATTAATCTGAAATAATTCCTTGTTCTAATTTATCTATGTTATAATTAATTCGGTCTAAATAATTTTGAAGTTCTGTCTGTGTATCTTGATTTTTTTTCATTGTATCTAATATAAGATCACGTTGCTTTTTCATACATTCTATTTCTATCTTTACAAATTGTTCGCGTAATATATCCATATATATATATGTTAGATAATGCTGTAATCGTATTAATTATAACAACTTCTTCTAATTTAATATTTGGATTAGCAAAAATAATTGCTAAATCAAAATGCACAGAAGTATCATGTTGTGGTTGCATGATTAAAAGAGATGCAACATTAGAAGAAAAAGAGAATGAATTTGAAATAATGCATCCGCAAAATAAAATCACGACAGAATAATTAAATAATTATTTTGCATTATAAAACACAGCCATTAAAACCAATGCAAAAAATATAGTTGGTGTTAATAATAAAATATATAATGTTTTATGATCTAATTCGTCACCTCCTTTATAGTTGGTATGGCCCATATTTAATATTATATGTAATTTACTTTTAAATAGTATACTCAAATTACATATAAAATTGAACCAATGATAATATAAAATATATATTTAAACAATGTTGCCGTCCAATACATTGCGCCTTATTAGTGAATACTCTAAACCAGTTACACGCCCAGACTGGCGCAATGCAAAACCTATTGTGACCACATATCAATTATATAAAAATATTCAAGAAACTCAAACAAAATTATCGCCATTAATGTATAGATTATTTATGAATATTTATCAAACTTGGTGGTTTGGGTTATTTGTGTGTATTCGCTTTCATGGACTTAAAATTGTATTTGAACGATATGAAATAACTCATGAAAATCTTATGAAAATAGATGGCGTACAAGATGCGTTAGACTTTTATAAAAATAATTGAAAAGAATTAAAATGAATTTATATATTTTTATTATGTTGCCAACACGCGCCTTATCTCTTATTCATGAATACTCAAAACCATTGACTAAACCTACTTGGCGAAAGTCTATGCCACTTACAACACCATATCAACTATATAATAATACATTAATACGATCAGGGTTATTAATGTATAATTTATTAATGAATCTTATAGAAACAGATTGGTATATTTTACATATAAGAGAGACATTTAATATTACAGAACATATTGATTTTATTACTCAAATATAATAAATATAACTATTATTATTTATAATAAACATGTTACCTCCGCGTGCATTAAGTTTAATTAGTGAATATTCCAAACCTGTTACGCGCGGAGACTGGCGCAACTCAAAACCAATTGCAACAACATATGAAATGTATGATGAAATTATGAATGCAGGTATTACATCTAATCCATTAATGTTTATTTTGCTCATGCATATTGCAGATACGGATTGGTATGATTTATATACAAACAATAAATATAATAAAAATTTGGATGTTATTGATATAATAGATGGATTGCAAGAAGTAGTATTACGTTTTGAAGAATTGGATGCTATTGATCTAATAGATGGATTTCAAGAAGTAGTATTACGTTTTGAAGAATTATAAAATTGAAACAATATTATTCATATTCTTTTTATTTAAAATTATAAATTATAAATGTTGCCATCCAATGCATTGCGCCTTATTCGCGAGTATTCTAAACCGGTCACGCGCCCAGACTGGCGCAATGCAAAACCAATCATATCTGTATATGAGTTGTATGCATATGTCCAGGTTAGTTGGGACGAAGATGATTTACATCATAATATTTATCGAAATATTTTAGCTACGTATTGGTATACAATATATTGGCATATTAAACTGCGCGGGGTATATAATTGTTGTTGCAGATATAATATTACTCGGGAAGACATTAAAAAAATGGGAATCTATATTGAATAATAAAATTTTAAAAAAATTGATTTAATTATATTTTTATTACAATTATAATTAAATTATAATGTTGCCATCTAATGTGGTGCGCCTTATTAGTGAATATTCCAAACCATGCACTCGCCCAGAGTGGCGCACATTGCGAAAAATAACAAACTATGATCTATATATTATTATAATGAAAAGTGACGTAACATCTAAATTATTAACTATTATACATACAAACATGACACATAGTATGTGGTATGAATTATTTAGTTATACTGAAATATGGGGATTAAACCGAACTTCTAAATGTTTTAAAATTCCAGAAAAGGATTTGTTAAAAATAGATGGTATTTATCGCGCATCTTTAATTCATAAATATAGAAATGAAAAATAAAATAAAATTGAACTTATGGTATTGTATATATTTTTATTTAAAAAAGAAAATGTTGCCATCTAATGTGTCGCGCCTTATTCGTGAGTATTCTCAACCGGTCACGCGCCCAGACTGGCGCACAATGCACAAAATGACAAATTATAATTTATATAATAGCATTAATACAAGTATATTTATACATAATGTTGATTTAGTAATTATTGTACTTAAAAATATGAGAACTAATGTATGGCGTGATATGTTTACCTATGTAGAAGTATTTGGTCTAGAAAAAACTTCAGAATTTTACAATATTACACAAGAAGAAATATTACAAATTGATGGTATGCAAGAGGCGATCATACTTCATGAGCGCAGATCTGAGATGTGTCGCATGAAAAGACCCTATGGATTTATATAAAATTGAAATTGTGTTATTATTTATATTTTTATTTAAAAAATGAAAATTTTGCCATCTAATGCATTGCGCCTTATTAGTGAATACTCCAAACCGGTCACGCGCCCAGAATGGCGCACACTACGTAGAGTTGCAATATTCGATATCTATTTGCATGTGTATTGCAATTTAAAACCACAGACGCCTTTGATGAAACTTATATTTCTTAACATAGAGAAAACTGCATGGTATAAAATGTATTCAACGATTAAATTGGTTGGATTGCATAAAGCTTCGATAAAATATAATATGTCTTTGTATAAAATGTTAAAAATAAGAGGTATGAAGGAGGCAGTAACCTATCATACGTTTTGGGGCGAGGAACAATAAAATTGAATATTAATATTATATTATTTTTTATTTATAAAAATGGCGCAAGCTTTACCTTTACGCGTGTTACATATTATACATGAATACTCTAAACCTATTACACGAGCTAACTGGCGATCACTTCATAAACTGACAAATTATCATTTGTTTCATTGCATCACAAATGATAATATACCTACTACCTTACTAAATGTAGTATATATTAATATGAATTCGAGCGAATGGTTTTGTATGTATTCATTTATTGAACTATGGGGACCAACTAATGCAAGTATACGATATGGCATACCTACAAAAGAATTATTGCAAATAAATGGAATGGTAAACGCAGTAAATGAACACAACCATATGAATGAACAAATAAAACGACTTAGACTTTAAAATTGAAATATATTTATTATATATATTTTTTTATAAAATAAATAATATGTTACCTTCCCGTGCCTTACCCTGTCGTGCCTTACAAATCATTCGCGAATATTCAAAACCGCTCACGCGCCCTGACTGGCGCCAGTCCAAACCAATCATTACAACATTTCAGCTTTATGCACACATACTAATGAAAAATTTAGATTATTCTGACTTGAATTCTTCTAATATACATTTACGAATTTTACGGCAAATTAAAGAGACAGATTGGTATTCTGCATATGCATATATTAAATGTTAT